TCAAGTCTCTTCTTCCGCACCATATTTGATGATGTAAATCATCATTGCAGGTCTATCGCCAAGCGGTAAGGCAACGGGTTTTGATCCCGTCATCCCATGGTTCGAATCCATGTAGACCTGCCATTATTTCGATGATTTGAGCAATCAGATTATCAACACAATTTGCGGAAGTGGCGAAATTGGTAGACGCACCAGATTTAGGTTCTGGCGCCGCGAGGCGTAAGAGTTCAAGTCTCTTCTTCCGCACCATATTAAATCTGAAAAGATTTAGAGTGGCTACGTAGCTCAGTTGGTTAGAGCACATCACTCATAATGATGGGGTCACAGGTTCGAATCCCGTCGTAGCCACCAATTACAATTTGATGCATTTAACGCGGTGGTGGCGGAATTGGTAGACGCGCTAGCTTCAGGTGTTAGTGTCCTTCGGACGTGAGGGTTCAAGTCCCTCCTTCCGCACCAAATGTATCGAATTCTGTAGGTCTGTCGCCAAGCGGTAAGGCAACGGGTTTTGATCCCGTCATACCCAGGTTCGAATCCTGGCAGACCTGCCATTATTTCGATGACGTGAGCAATCAGGTTATCAAAAAAATTTGTGCGGAAGTGGCGAAATTGGTAGACGCACCAGATTTAGGTTCTGGCGCCGCGAGGCGTAAGAGTTCAAGTCTCTTCTTCCGCACCATTATTGAGAGCAACGACGATCGTCGTGCAGAACACTGCAGGTCTGTCGCCAAGCGGTAAGGCAACGGGTTTTGATCCCGTCATACCTAGGTTCGAATCCTAGCAGACCTGCCATTACATCGATGATTTGAGCAATCAAGTTATCAATACAATTTGCGGAAGTGGCGAAATTGGTAGACGCACCAGATTTAGGTTCTGGCGCCGCGAGGCGTAAGAGTTCAAGTCTCTTCTTCCGCACCATATAAACAACCTAGCTTCGGCTAGGTTTTGTTTTATCTGGGCTTTATTGATAGCGACATCACATCCATAACTTAAGCCGCTTTCCGGCAGAAGCTAAGCTCCTTTACATAAGACACAACGCCACCATTACTAACCATTTATACGCTCTTTTGCGTGATGGCCGCTGATGTTCTCTCTTTTACGTTCATCCCTGTTACGTTTCTCAGCCACACAAAACCAACAAATTACAGGCAAAAATAAAAATCCGCCTTCTTAGAAGGCGGTTTTAATATAAGCCCCCTAAAAGGGGGCCACGACGCTGTTAGTCTCTCAATAACTCTAACTGCTGCTCTTGCTCAAGCTCTTTTTTGTCTTGATGCCGTACATACCGTCTAATGATTTCTTCATTTACACCTACCGTATCCACAAAATAGCCTCGCGCCCAAAAATGATTTCCCCATAACTTTTTCCTGATATGTGGAAACTTGTTGAATAGCCTAATTGCACTCCTACCCTTTAAAACTCCCATCAACGTCGAAATCGATACTTTGGGCGGAATTATCGCAACTAAGTGGACATGATCTGGCTGAACATTGAGTTCCAAAACTTCACAATCTTTCATATTACAAAGAATGTAGATCGAACGATTTAGCTCTTTGGCTACATTACCTTTTAAGATCTTAAAACGAAATTTTGGTGTCCAAACGATATGATATTTGCAACGCCAATAGACGTGTGATGAACTTCTGTAGTCGCCCATGTTATTTGAATCCTCTTACTTATGGTGAATAAGAGTTTGTCTTCTAACATGGGCGCATTTTCGGGCAAAAGCCCCTAGGGACAATCACCACCGCTAAAAGCGGTGGTTTAGGGATGACAATAAAAAACCCAGCTGCAGCTGGGTTTTTTCCTATCAACTCGAACTAGCCTAGAAGAGCCAGTGCTGAGTTGGGTGCCTGCTTGGCTTGTGCGAGAACAGAACTTGATGCTTGAGAAAGGATCTGCGCCTTGGTCAGTGCAGTCGTTTCTTTGGCAAAGTCTGTATCTTTGATCCGGCTCTTAGACGCATTCACGTTTTCGTTAATGTTATCTAAGTTGTTGATAGCGTGGTTGAATCGGTTTTGGAATGCACCGAGTTCAGCACGATGGCTATCCACATATTTCAAGGCAGCATCGACAATCGCCACACTCTCTTGTGCACCACCAACCGTAGTGACATCCAGAGTATCAACCGTCACGTCTTGCGCAGCACCGATACCTAACTCACCCGCAAGAGCGCCACCAAAGGTCGCAGCACCATCGATTCGGTTGTTATCAGTGAATAACTGTAACTTACCTTCTTCATCCACCGATGCTTTGATCATGTCGGTTTGACCGTTGATGTAAGTGGCCAGCTCTTCGATGTCATCCCCTTCTTTCGCATTGATCGAAATGGTGACATCGCCTTCGCGTTTGTCTTTCAGAGTGATGGTCAGATCGGTTTTACCCGCTTCCACGCCCCAGTTTTTGTCTTTACCGTTAGCCGCCTGATAGGTTTTACCTCCCATCAAAGCGTTATCGCTGCGCATATCTTTGATGTTAAGCATTACCGCTTCACCGTTATCCGCACCAATCTGGAATGATTTGGTTGCGAATGTACCGTTGAGCAGCTTGTTACCACCGAAAGAGGTGGTTTCGGCCACACGATTAAGCTCATCATTCAACGCGGTAATTTCTTCTTGAATCGCAACACGGTCAGCTTTTGAGTTCGAACCGTTTGCTGATTGCAAGGAGAGATCACGCATACGTTGTAAGATGTTGGTGGTCTCTTTCATTGCCCCTTCCGCGGTTTGCGCCATCGAAATACCATCGTTGGCGTTACGAACGGCGACACCTAAACCTCGGCTTTGCACGTTCAAGCGGTTAGAGATCTGCAGACCGGCCGCATCGTCTTTTGCGCTGTTAATTTTGTATCCTGAAGATAGACGTTCCATTGACGATTGTTGTGCATTGGTTGCACTCGTCAAGTACCGTTGTGCTGTCATTGCTGACACGTTGGTGTTTACATTCACCGCCATAGTGGTATCTCCTATTGATTTTCCGACGTAGCGGAACTCCCAAACGGTCTCCGACGTCTCGGAAAACCAAGCAGTTCTCTCAAAGTTACCTCTATTAGCGACTCGTTGAATAAATCCTTTAGCAAAAAGATGTTTTTTTACCCTAAACCCTCTGAAATCTATGCATCTTGAGAGATATAACACAAATCACATAAATATCAGGCTGATAGGCTCAAGTTTTATCCACAATGGCCGGGGGCATCCACTCACGCTTCGAGAACCGTTCTTGAGCGGATGATAGGAAAAAGTAGGAAAGATAAAGGTGGGGGTAAAACGCAGAAAAAAGAAAAGCCCCTTTTCATATCTGTATTTTTATACACTTTAAAAACAATAGCTTACATTTAAATAATCATCACAATGGCGATAATGTGGCGACAAAAACCAAAATAAACCCTGTTTTCGTGGCTTTTATGCCGCCACTTTTTTGTTGGCCTGTTTACTTCTCGCCACTGATATTTTTTGAAAAACGGTTTTTGCTGTCAAATCCTCTCTATCCCTTGCTGTGCTTGGCTTTGCTAGCCTATCAACTGATCGTCATTTTCTGGCGCATGATCATTAAAACCGTGACGGAATCCGCCGACGCTTCATATATTTCAATCACTTAATAAAAATCTCATGATCATTTCTGATCTTCATTTTTGCAATTAACTGAAAAAAATTTCAATTTTCGAAATTTTAAAAAGGTGGTTTTAAGGCACTTTCGGCGGTTTGCGGTATCGTCCAGCCCCCTTGCTGCATAAGCTTTTGCGGTTTATTGCCGTTTCGATGGCGTGTGGCGTTTTTCGCTAAACCAAAATTTCGAAAAAAGTGATCCAAAAACCGCGCGGGCGGGTGTAGAGGAGCGCGGATTCCGTGGGTCAAAGGGGCGATTACGTGGCTGTATGCGCTTGGGTGTGGCTTGGGTGGGGTGCTGTGCTGTTAAGTGATGAGTTGCAGGCAAAAAGAAACGCAGCGTTTATGCTGCGTTGTGGTGCGTTTGGTTGGCTACTGCTTTGTTATCGGGTCTAGCCGGGCTTTTAGCTTGGCACTGTCTGAGCCGTGATCGCTTATGTCACTCGCTTGGTTTGGTGCTGCGGTGGCTGCAGGTCCCGCCATCACGCCGCCGTGGGTATGGGTTGCGAGTGTGTCAGCTAATTCTTTTACCACTTGCATCAGTTCTGACAGCAGAATGAGTACGTTCTCCTGCTTCGAACCAATCCATGTTTTGGGTGACTGCAACCACTGATGTTCAGCGGCAATACTGCGGCGCACTTTACCGATCACTTCAATCAGTTCTCCGGCTGTGGCTACGTGCATATTACCTAAACTGCCCAGCTCTATGTTGTCACCAGCCAGTAGTTCGATTGCGCCTAACGCCTCGATGAGCTTTTTGCCTATGATGTTCTCTAAGCTATGTTCTTCGATCAGTAACTGGTGTTGCCCAAACTCACCGGTGTATTGGTGTGCCTGATCTACTTGCTTGAATGCTTTGCTGGTAAAAGTCTGATCGGTTTGGTCTGTAATGTTACCAGCGGCATCAATGCGGCGGCTTACGTCTTCGCGTTGCTGCTGTAGTTGCTCACCGGGCGCGATGGTGGGTAGCGCATAATCTCTGCCATAAATGCCACGGATAAGCGGCAGATCACTGCGACCGTAGGCGAAAGCGATTTCTACTATCGTGCCTTCGAGCGGATAAGCCAGCAATCCCGATTCATGGCCGCTCATGTGAACCGGCAGTGGTATCGAGCGGTAGACTGGGATGTTTTCATCTGGCTGCATGTCTTCATTGAGTACCTGCACATCAATGGCGAAGCGTGGGCGGAATGGGTCAGCGACTTGGCCTGCGGCCGCACTATCGCGCACAGCCTCTACTCTTCCGAAAATGGGCAAGTGATAACCTGCGGCGACTTCTGGCAGCATGTCATCCAGTTCACGCTTTTTGGCTGGCTTCGCGTCATCCGTCCAGAAGGCTGTCATTTCATCGCCGAACAGCTCAAGTTTAGTAATGCGTTTATCAAAGGCCACTCGCCCCGGTCTGAGCATTGGGAATGGGGCGAACGTTACGCTGTTACTGCTTTGCTTTGACGTGAACTCGTGCGGAATGCTCATCGGCTTGTTGTAAAAATGGCTGTGCTCGTATGCGCCAAAGTAAATCACTTGATCGGTATCTTGGTACCAGACGAAATCAGGCACTTGAAAGGCTTTGCCGATTTTATCCAAGCACTGATAACCATCCCCCTGATTAACAAAGTTTGGGATCACCTTCTTGGTGTAATCCGCCTCTGGCAAGCGAAATTCCAGCCCTGTTTTTTTGGTGATGATGGCGAAAATATCCGCCATTGTTGGGTGTTCGATACTGATCTGCAATGGGTTGGAAAGTATCCCCGATAGCTCTTTCACAATAAGCCGAAAGGTACCATTACTGGCTGGCTCGACTTTATCAATGAATCCCTCAAAAAATGGGGCGGTTTGCTGTTCATAGCCAATATCAAAGCGCACTAAAGCGAACCGCTCCGGCGGTGTTGTCGTCGTCACAATGAAAATGGCTTTGCCACCTAGCGATAGTTTTAAGCTGACTTTGTTATCCGCCAGCTCATATTCTTCGTTGCTGATGAAAAGGCGCTTGGTCAGTTTCACTTGGTCGCCTCCGCATTTTGCTGCAGTGCTTGTTGCAGTGCCGTGTTTTCTCTTTGCTGCGGCTTGTTCTTAGCTCGCCCGCGCTGCTCTTTCTGCTCGGCTACACTGTTGTGCTCTTTCAGCTTAAATGACACCTGCCACGCCATTTTGTTTTCTTGCTGTACGGCGGAAAAGTGGCCTGTGAATTTGGCATTTTTGATTTTTAAGGCGTTAGCAACATCGTTAGCGACTCGATAAACCTTGCGATCACCGCTTTCATCTTTAGCGCTGCTCATGCTTTCCAGCAGTGCCAATTGAGCAAGGTCTTTAAATGCGATGAGGCCGGAGATTTCGAGCTCTGCGGCTTTGTCGCCCTGCTCTGACGTTGCAGTTAATGAGGCCATGCCGCTCATATCCTGATCTTTAAACTCACGCGAGAAGTTCACCAATAGGTTTTTGATGTTAAACGTCTGTCCATCTAGTGCGATCATAATAACTCCTCAAAAAATGGCTGCTGTTGGCTGCTGATTAGCACACTGGCGATGGTGTGCGGGCAGGTGCTTGGCGCGGCGGCTTGTTCCAATTGGGTGGCGATGCTCTCCGGCGTTCCGCTGAGTTTTATGCTGTACACGCTGCCGCTCAGTGATTTAAGCGCGTTGATGGTTGAGGTAATTTCACTCAACCGATTAGCGCGCTTTTGTGCCAACGCTGACAACTTTCCGATCACATGACTTGCATCACTGGCCAGTGATTCAAGCGTGGCGATTTGCGCCCCTTGCGCGGCGAAGTAGTCATTTAACGGGTTAGCATTTAAATGCGCATAAGGTTTAAAACGGGGTTGGATGATACCCGCAGGCTGGTGCAGCTTTTCAGCTTCTTGTTTGCTCATGGCTTCGGCTTGGCGGTAACACTGGCACCAATCTGGCAGCGGAAATACGCGAGTGACTGCCGACAAGGTACTGACAAACTCGCCAAGGCTTTGTGTGCTGACCATGATTGCCACAGCATACAACTGACCTTTTGGCCTATGGGTATCCGAAAGGTCACGCAGTTTAGCAGCGAGTGTTTTGGTGGCGTTGGCTGGGCTTAGGTAACAGCCTGACTCTAACCTCTCGCCGACTTGGAACTGATATGGCGTTGCACTGAGCACAGTGCCTTGATTGAGAAATGTGTTTAACTCACCGCGCAGGTTGAGTAACGCTTCTGCTTCTGTGCTTAAAGGGTGACGCCCTAAATTGGCGTCACTTTGCAGGTTGGTTAGTCGGCCAGTGGCAGCACTCATGGTGCTGCCGACTTGTTGTGTGACTGTTTCCACCGCGGTCTGGATTGAGCCTGCTGACGCTGGCCATGTGAGTGCGTTGTTTTGCCACATGGTTACGCCTCAGGGTTAACAGGCCAAGGGTGATCAAGCTGGATTTTCTCGCGGGCTGCAATGGCTTGGCGTTCCAGTTCGATGGCTTCCGCTTCTTTTCCCTGCAGGCGTTTGATGTTGGCCTCTGATACTAATGGGTCAACCATGGTGAAATACAGGTGACGGCGCAGGTTATCAACTTGGTCGAATTCGGCGATGAATTTTGCGCTGATGTCCGTTACCCATTCGCCATCAATCCAGCGATCAAAAGCGGTTTTTCGCTCTTTGTCTGTCCAACCATCCGGAATTAACTCTTGCTCGTCAATTTCTTTGGTTGAACCGTCTTCGCAGTTCCAGATTGTGCGCATAATGCCAGAGAAAATGACTAACTCACCATCCCGCACAAACGCTTTGCGGCCTGCAATCTTGGCTGCTAAAGCTTCGTTATACTGTTGCTCGGTGATTTCGATTGCACCTTCTACATGCTCCAACATTAACGCATCTTCGAAAGCAAAGTATTCCTCAATTTGCTCAGGTAAAGTTACTGGAGAGTCCATTAGTAAATCCTCTTATAAAAAATACGTGATAGGCAATATGGGTTCGCTTCATCACCACCAGAATCGTTAATATAAGCAGTAGTTCTTTGTCCGCCCGGCGCATCATCTGTAGCAAGAGGCAATAAGCCGATTGAAAAATCGTTGCCACCAAAAATAGTTTGTGTGTGAGTGTGTGTCTTGTTCTGCGAGCTTTTTCTCACACCAGCCGTTACACCCGGACGAATAAACGTCCCCATGGTGTTAATCATGTCGATAGTCTGCCCATTGATAGGGCTTTGCGCTGCTGAAATTACAGCGGTCGAAACTAGTTCTGGTGCACTACCAGAAAGCGTTTGTGATGTTAGCAAACCCGTGTTGTAAGCATCGTTATACGTCAGTTTAACAAAGCGAAATCGCGGGTCATTGGTTGGCGGCGGCGTGTCAAACGCCACTTCCATGCCGATTGGAATAGAGGCGAATTGGTAGCCTGTGTCGTAGGGTACTAAGGTCGTAAAACTTGGTTGCGTAGCGGCCTTTTCTAGCACACCAACTAACGTCTGGGAAAAACGAGGGCGGCTACGCATCGTGATAGTATACGGCGTTTGTCCAGTGGTTTGACGGTTTACCCACAGAGAAAAGGAGTCTTCATCATCTCTAATGTAAAATTTTGGATCGGTTAGAGTCTGATATTTAGCTCCGATTGATGCAGAAGGAATACCAGTACTATTTACACCGAAAACGATGTCTGCAACAAAAAGTAATGCGCTATTATCTGGTGAACCACCAGAAATCGTCAAATAAACAGGCTCCCTTAAAGTTTTTGATATGCTAGCAATTTTCACCCATGCAACGAGATTTATAGCAAATGATTGAGGGATGACCATATCCCATATTTCACTGTTTGTGATCGATGCAGAAGGAGTAATCGCCCCGCCATTATCCGGCCCTGACGCCAATCGGGCGATATAGCGCAAGCCATTGCGAACGACTTCGTGGCCGATGCCGTAGTTAATAAATGGCGACCACTCTTGATCGGCGTTGTCTGTTTTTACACGCCAATCTGTGATACTCCCATTCGCATTAATCCCCGCCAGCCTTGCAACGTAGTGTTGCTGCTGGTTTTGGTCAACGTAGTCGGTGAGCGGTGTCGCTGAGGCGCGAACGGTGACGATGTTCTGCCACTTTGATAGCACGGTACCCGTGCGAACAACATCGATGTACAAACCCGTGGGCTTGGCGGTGAGGGTTTGAATGACTTCGTTTTTTAGCTCGGCACGCAAGCCGCCCACGTACACCACACCCGGTGCTACTTTGTATTTGGTTGGGTCTGCTTGCTGGGTGACATCAAAGCCTTGAATGAATGCGGTATGCCCGTAGTTATCCAAGTTCGCGAGGCGCATATCCTCTTCAATACCTAACAGGCGGGCTTGGTAGTCGATTTGCCACGTTTGCGCATCTACCGTAATACCCGCGATTTGCGCGGCTCCTGTGTATTGCTGCATTAGGTTTTTGGTGCTCGCCATGCCCGCTTCTTTGGTTTCAGTGGCTTTGTGTACCACCATGCCGCAGGAGTTTGGCACATTTTTATCACGCAGATAGATGGCGTTGAAGGTAAACGCTGCCACTGAACCGGGGATCACGACCGAATAGACCAGCGCGTTGTCGCCGAGCTTTCCGACCTGATCAATATTTTGCTGATGCACCCATGTTGATGTGGCTGGTAAGCCTTGGTTACGGTCAATCGGCTGGCTTGGGTCAAGGTTTGGGATGTAGGCAAAAATCATCTCGTTCATGTCTGGCGCTTTGCCGACACTGATTTGATTTTGCAGGTACTTTTCAAACTGCAGTGGAATGGCCGTCTGGCTCATGAGTTACCCCCTAAGGTGGCGATAAAGATTTGTTGATGGTGCTCAATCGGCAGTGGCTTGAATTCGATGTGGGTCACTTCTTCCGATTTGGCGTGATAGAGTGCAAAGCTATGGCTGAACTCGCCGTGATAAATGTTCATTTCGCTTGGATAGGTCACTTGAAAGCGATAGCGGCGGCAGGTTCTGCCGTATTGTTCGATCAGCGTTTGTACTAAACGGCTATTTTGTGAGAGTGAACTGTCCGTCAGTTCAATCGTGCAAACATCCCACTCTACGGCGCTTTCGCGTTCTTTGAATGACACAATGGCAATGCCCAAGCGTTCAAAGATGCGCTTAAACCCTGCTACGCTGCCTGCGTCTTTTGCGTTAACTGTGGCAAACTTCACCCGCTTGCGAAACAGCCACAACGGCTCACCGTTGAATTGTTTGATGTCTCTATCCCACGCCATCAGGCGCAGAATTTTTTCACTGCAGGTGAGCGCGTCAAACTGTTGAAGCGGGAACAGCAACCAGCCGCGCACTTTGCGCATGAATGCAAACACACCATTGCTCAGAAAATAGGGTTCTATCTTCTCTTCTGAGGTGGTTTCGCCATCCTGCCACCACGGCGTTGGCGTTTGTTCTAGCTCTGGTGCTTGTTTATCCCATTCGCTCATTGTTCCAGCTCCGTGACGGTGAGGGTTTGTAAGCGGGGTTGAGTGAGCAAGCTGATGATGTCGGTTGGTTCACCGTCTACTTTGATGAGTACGGATTCGACGTTCTCCATCTTGCTGTGAATTTCGTGGGCGAGCAGCGAAATGCTGAATCGGCTTTCTGGTTTCACTCTGGTCATTTCTGGGTAAGCCGCTGTTTCACGGAATGCGGCACGAATGCGGTTTTCTACTTCCAGCAGTTCATTGATTTTCTGCATCTCATCGAGATTCGCGACAAAGACCACCTGCGCACTGATGCTGTGCTGAGTCTCTGGAATGGCTAAACAAGTCAGCACGTCACCGTGGCCGTGGTGGCCGTCTTGCATGATGTGTTTATTGAGCTGGTCAAGCACATGCTGTGGCGTTGCGCCCACTTCCATCAGGATGTAGGCATTCGCGCTACCCGGTGTGATGTGGCCTGTGTTTTCAAAGAAGATGTTATCACTACGGATCCCCGCCACGCTGGCAATCATGGCGCGGTAAACATCGTCGATGTGCCATTCGCCCGCACTGGTAAAGGCGTTTTGTAGGCGTAGGGCTAATTCTTCGTCGCTTTCTTGGTCTGCGCCGAGTTGGGTTATCCAATTCGCTTCATTGGTGACAGAGACAATGCCCGATACGCCCTGCGGCAGAATGCTGAAATAGCCGGCGGGCAGGTTGTAAGCGGCTCCCGCTTCACTGGCTTCACACAAGACTTTGCCGGAGGCTTGCCCCGCTTTGATCACCGTGGTTTTGATTACGCTGAGTTTGTACACCTTGCCTTCAATCTCTGGCGTTTGAATGATGGTTCCCGCTTGAATGCTGGTTTCATCTGCGGCGTTGGCTTTGGTGAAGGTGATTAAGCCTTGGGTGCTCACTGCGCCTTTGGGCGTGACGTTGTATTCCCATGCTTTTAGCTCTAGCGCCCAACGCTCCGCCGTACCGACAAAGATATTGGGCATGACATGCCCTGCGAGCAGTGTGCGGATCAGCCACACGGCAGGTGTCACAACGGCAGCACGAACCCAACGCCAGAAAGGTGACATTTGCGAATCGTTGGACAAGAGGCTTCCTGACTCGGTTACGTCTGCTTTGAGCGCGGCCTCGAAGGCATCCTCAGTAACGGGCACGCCCGATTCTGAGAGTATTTCTACAAAGTCGGCCTGCGGTCTTTTGCTCATGCGATCACCTCGGTGCTGATGGGTTGCTCGTAGTCGTATGCGTTGGCAGTGAGTAGGATGTTTCCTGCTTCGCTTTCTGTGGCTTTCGCCGTGCCGGGAATAATGCGGTTATCCAACTCGGCTTTTTGTTCGATTTGCAGCAGTACGTCTGCACGTAAAATGGGGTTACGTTCTGCCACTAATTTACGTGCCAGCCCGCTTTCCATGATCGCGTGCTTGATGTCCTGCGCGATGCTGTAAAGGTCGCTGCATTGGGTTGGCTGCGCTCCGGCGTCTATCTTCCAGCCGCCGTCGATTACTTTGATATCGATATAGCGTTTATCCGGCATTGAGTTCATCCCATTCTGCAAGCTGTTCTGGTGTCATGCCGCCTTGTGGCGTGATGTAAACATCACCGAACTGGCGCACGTTATGGGTTGTGCGGCTTTCGCTGCTGTTGAGGTTGTTCACCATGTTTTTGGATAGCTGCGGGGTGTTCTCTGGCCGTTTGTAGTCAATGAGTGTGCTATCCATGCTTGGTCGCGAGGCTTCAAGCGCCGCGACATCTGGCAGTACAGGAACGGCTTTTGCGATGTCGGGTTGGGTTTCCGGTACTGGCACATCGGGCAGTTCTCCGGCACGCCATTCGATGTTGATGCCGGGGATCATGTTGAGCATTTCAATCACGCCATCTATGGCGGCTGCGATGATTTTGAACCAAGTGGTATCCGCAAAAGAGGCTTTGATTTCGTCCCACCAGTAAATCATTGCGCCGACTGCAGCCACTAAAGCTACGATGCCCGCGATAATCCATGTGATTGGGTTTGCCCACAGCGCGGCGTTGAATAACCATGTGGCGGCGGTCATGGCAATGGTGCTAATGCGCAGCACTTTGAATACTCCGCTCAGTACAGCTGTGGTGACTGCCCAGCCACCTGCCATCATTTTGGCTATTCCCATCACGAGCGAGAGAGAGGCAACCACACCGCCCAGCGATAGCGCACCAATGGCGGTATAACTGAGCACTTCGGTTAGCACGGGATATTCGCTGGTCATGGATGTGAGCCACATTAGGCCATCGGCAATGCTGCCTGTGACGGCGTTGAAGGCTGGTAAAACCATGCTGAATACCGCAGCTCGAATGGCGAACCATGAAGCTTCTAAGCGTTGGGATTGGTCGGTCATGGCTGCGGCCATTTGTTCCGCTTTCCCCATACCTTTGGTTTGTCCTAAGCTGTCGATACTGGCTGCAAGCCCTTGCGTGTCGGCCATTAGTAATTTGATTAAGCTGACCGCCTCATCAGAACCAAAGGCTTTTTTCAGTTCGTCAGATTCGGCCACGTCTAGTGTATCTCCGAACTTGCCTTGAAGTTTTTCGAGGATATCGAGCATAGGCAACATTTTGCCTTGAGCATCCACAAACGAGAGGTTGAGTTTATCTTGTGCACCTCCGACACCCGCAAGGAAGGCTTTGTATTTGGTACCCGCTTCGCTTCCGCTCATCGTTGATTGCAAAGTACCTAAAATCGCCATCTGTTCTGACATGGCGATACCTGCTGCGGTCGCGTTCGCGCCAACGCTGGTAAATGCGCTGCTCATCTCCATACCTGTGGTTTTAAACATTTGCACGGCGCTGGCCGTCATGCCTGCCACATCTTCAACCCATGCGGCCTTGCCCATTTCCTCAGCTTGATTTTTGAAGATGCCGTACATGGTACCCATGTAACTGGTGATGGTTGCTGTATCGGCTTTGGTTGCAGCAGCGAGCACACCGGATGCTTTAGTGAACTGCGAGAGTTCTTCACCTGTTAAGCCCGCGATTGCAGATTGAATATCGTAGGATGCCCCGACAAATTCGGTCGCAGACTTTCCATAGTCTGAGGCAAATTCGAGCGCGGTTTGTTGTAGCTGCTTTAGCGCTTCATCGGTCACGCCCAGTGATTTCACTTCACCGAGTTTTCGATCCATTTCAATGGCGGGCATCAACGCATTTTGAATGGCAACGCCTGTCGCCCACAAGCCAGCACCACCCTTTGCAGCCTGTTCCATGCCTTTTTCAGCGGCACTCATGGCTCCATTAATTTCGGTGGTGATGCCTGCTAGGGGCTTGGTAACTTGGTCAACTAACCCGATTACCATCATCAGCTTTTCATTCATCCGGTTACCATTTAACGTTTAAACAGCTTTGATATTGCGGACATCACCGCATGTTCGGTGCGCTCTTTCTCTAACTTATCCAGCCACAGTGCGCGGGCGAGGTTTTGCGGGTCATCATCTTCATTGGGTAGGTAATGACGCCGCAAAATGAGCGCTTGTTCGATGCCGTTCTCTTCGATGCGCTCTACCCGCTCTTTTAGTTTTTTAGGGTGATGGTGATGCCGCCTTTTGAGGCTTCATACACTTTGCCAAATAGCTCGATGATTAATCCCGGCACGGTGTTCATCAGCTCGACCAGTTCTTCTTTTTGTTCTTTATCCACGGTGCGCTCTAGGTAAGTGCGGGCTGGCTCAACTTTGTTGTCACCGGATACCCCGTTCACATAGTTGTTGGCATCGGCCACGCTTGGCGCGAATTTAAAGTCGGTACCATTAATGCCAACGGTGACGGTTTTGGTTGTGAAAACAGGTTTAGTCATGGTGTTTCTCTCTCTGTTGGTTGTTCGCGCTGTGCGCGCCAGTTCAAATAGTCTTCAATTTGTTGATTGCACTCTTTGAGTGCTTGCTTCAGGCGTGGAATGTCTTCGCTGACGACTTCTGGCCATGTGCCTTGCACGCTCGGTTTGTTGCAGGGCACGAGCATTCCCGCCGGAGGTAATCGAAAGATCACCTGTGTTGAAACGGTTTCAGTACGGTTCGCGCAGCCGCTGAGTAACAACATCAGGAATGTGGCATTCAATACCTGCCATTTGCGCTTTAAGCTTTGCGATGTCGTCATTTAATTTCGCCTCGCTTTGGTTTCGTTCCTGCTGCCTTTTCACCATCAGTGCATTGTGTTCTGCGGCTTCCCCTTTCAGGGTGGCGATGGTGGTTAAATTGTTTTGGTTAGCTGCCTGCGCTTGGCTGAGTTTTTCACTCAGCGTGATTTGTTCGGCTTGGCTGGCTTTGAGCTGTAACCCTAAAACTAGGATGGTGATCAGCAATGCCGCTAAGCCGATGGCTTTAATCCAGTGCAATGCAGCGTTCATATTCCACATTCCGTCGAATGATTAATCCCGGCTGTTTTACTCCGCCGCCATACACCCAGCGTTTGAGTTCTGCACAGGCTTGCGGGTAGTTCCCCTCAAGGCTTAACCGATAAATCTGCGTTGCTGTGCGGTTGCTGTTGCGTTTGTAGCGCTGGCATCCGGTGTTAAAGGCAAAGGAGGTGAACGCATCGAACTGGCCTTGTGTCATGGGTTTGCCTGAGGCGCGTTCGACACTTTCCACGCAGCGTTCTGCTTCTTGCAGGTTCCTCACCCAATCTTTGGCGACTTGCTCAAGGCTTACGGGGTTATCGGGCACGCCGTGAGTGTTGCCCACGCCGTTGGTCACTAAACCGGATGGGCAGGTGTACGGGTCTAAACGACACCCTTCTGCATTGCCTGTCATTTCTAGCCCTTTTGGGCTGATGCGTAGTTCACCAAGGGCTTGGCCTTCGATCACCACTTGACCAACTGGCTGTACGTATTCTTGGCCGACTATCGCCCCGCCCGTGATAAGGCTGATCACGGCGGCGACTGAGCACCAAATTTTTTTAGTTATTTTCATTGAGGTAGATTCCTCGTTCTTTGGCGATTTTCTGCATCGCGCGTTTATGCCAAATATTGGCGACTAGGGCAGTGACACCCACAAAGATGGATATCCACTGTTCAATACTGAGTAAGCCGAGGAACACACCGAGCCCTGACATCAGATAAGCGATATAGGAGGTGAGCTTTTCAAACCACTCTTGAAACCATTGGTTCTGTAACCATTGATTCATCGTTGCTCCTTTGCGGCCTGACAGGGGGTGCAATACTGACACCCCTTTACTTTTTCTTGCCGCTCTTTGGGGATTGGGTCGTCACATTCCAAACAGTGGGTGCGGCTAGGCAAGTAGGCTGTTTGCATTGCCCTTGCTCTGTGGTTAGCCAGCGCCATTTGTTGGAATTTGGCTTCCGTTTTTGCGGCATCGTCGATGACATCCATAACCGCCCTTACCGCTAGTTGATCAGGCCGCGAGTATCATCTTTCGATAGATACGGCACACCGTTAATGCGAACAAACAGCGGGCTTGTGACAAAGCCTTTTAGCTTGCGGGTGGATTTGTCGCTGCTTTCTGGGTCAATGCTGAGGATGTCTGCCAGCACGAACTTGACGCCGAAGATTTCCACCTTGTCTTCGTCTTGGCCGTTGTTGGCGTAAAACATCATGTCGTCAGGTTTGATCCCGCGATAGCTGCCCGCTCGACGGGCGGCTTTGTGTACTTTTTTGAACTGGTTGAGGTCGAGTTCTACTTCAACATCACAGCTCACTTTGCCGTCGGTATAGCCATCGGTGACGCCGCGAGTAAATGCCGCTTCGCTTTCATCGTTGATGGTTGCGGTGGCGCTTTTTACGTGGACGAATTCGCCAAAGAGCGTGGTGTCAAAGTTGCGGCCTGAGAAACGTGCGTTGCTCATTAGTAATCCCCTTGTTTAACGGAAATGGCGATTGTGATTTTCACCGGGCATTCGTAGGGCTGAACGCTCATGTAGATTTCTACATCGGTGCTGTTTACCCATTTGATTTGGATGTCTTCATCCTCTGGTGGGTAGATTTCCCCCGGCACGCCCGTGAGTGCCATGGTTCGCAAATCTTGGGTGAAATAGAGCTTTGCAGCGGCGATGCTTTGCGGCGTTGAGTTGAGTGTGCGGTCAGCAATGCGGGCAATGGCACGAATACGCACTTTGCGGGCGGCTTTCATCGCGACACGAATGTGTCGGATATCTTGGTAATCACCACCTGGCACATCGAGTGTTCGGCCAGTTGTCCAGAATTGACCGGGGTAATCTGGGTACCACATCGGCACGGCGATGCGGTTAGACTCAAGCGCTTTTAGGGTGGCGAGGTCGAGGGCTTTTCCGGCTTTATCTTTCATCAGCTCGGTGTTACCTAACACGCTTCCGGTTTGCACTCGTGCCGGTGAATCTGCGATGGAAACTTCTTTATTCGCGAGACGGCCAGCGTATTTGCCGAGTGTGTCACCTGCTGCATGTACATTCGGCACAACGGAAATGTATTCACTCGCCACATCTTTTGGGATGTCGACCGTGGCGGCTAACCACTCTGCCCATGTTTGGCCGTTGGTTGGGTCGTTGTTGATGGCGGGCAGTTGGCACAGTACGCCGACTTCACGGCCTAAGCTGTTTTTCAGCTCGGTGCGCAGGGTGATGGCATCTTCGATCATGGCTTTGGTTTCGGCATCAAAGCCAAGCACAACGAATTCGAAGCTAGAGACTTCATTGGCTTTTTTGACAGCGTCTTGCCAGTTGTCTTCTTCGCTGAGGATCATCACGCCCGCTGTCCATGCCTGTTTGCCGTTAAGCTGGGCGGCTTTGACAATGGCAAGCCCTTCGGCGCTGGCTTCGGCTAACACGTCGTCAAGGTCTGAGGTTGAATCGACCATGATTAGGTTGCGAACGTCACCGGAAACGGTGCCGCGAATGACGAATAGGAAGTGGCACTCGATATCGGCAATCGGGCCATTCATCAGGTTTAAGATTTTGATAATAACGGTAGGCCATGCCATGTTATTTGCTCCTGTTGCGCTTGAGTTCCCGTTTAATCATGATTGCCAGCCGTTTAGGGCTGATTCCGATTAATCGGCGTTCCGGTCTTCCTACTTTCCAATCCCTTGCTGGGGTTTTGTTTTCCAGCTCTTGAATGGTTTTGGCCGCTTCGCCCACTGTCATGTTTTCTCGTATCCATGCCAGAGTGGGCTTTTTGCCTCTTTTCTGTCGCCCCTGAGGCTTGAGGCGGTAATCGAGATCGCGCAGCGCTTTGGCTTGCTCTCGGGTGGCTGGGTCTGTCTTTCGCGGCTCATTTTGCTGCTTGGCTTGCCGCTTTCTTGCGGATAGCCCACTTTCTTGCGCGATACCGTGGTGATGTTCGTAAGCGACTCGACCACGGGCGGAAGGCCAGCCCACCACTAGGGTGCGGTTGTTATCACGCTGAAAGTGTTTGAGCTTTTGAGTAAAGCCTTTCAGCAGCTTGCCGCGCCCTCGTTTTCGTTTTGCCCATGCGCTCCCCTCTGGATCACGCTGTGCTCGTATGTTTTTGCGCGTGGTTTTGGCAATTTGAGCACCAATTCTGCGCAGCATTTTGTCACGGGTTTTTCTGTCTAATCCCAGCAGTTCGAGTTGTTCCATTACGCGCAGGTAACTGCGGTCTTCGGCTTTAATCTCGAACATTGGCGACCACATCCCGTAGGTTTTCAGCTACCCAAACTGGGTATTCTTCAATGTTCCAGCGCTTGTTTTGCCACAACACATTGCCGTTCTCGGCTTCAACGAGTTTGATCGGCTCTTCGAAATTGACTTGAATCAGCACTTCGGCGCTGTCTTCATCTTCTACAACGACTTCAATTACTGGGTCTTTCAGTTCGCCGAGCTGATCTTCACGGTCTGCATCGTTATCCATTAGCCATGCGGCTACGTTGGAGAAGAGCACCGCGGGGTCATACTTTTTGAACGGCAAGCGGTCGATTTGAAATTCAGCGAGATAACGCTGCTGGCAAATCTCGATGCCGTTGCCCATATGGCGTGGGGTTAGAATGAGTTCGATGTTTCCCATCTCGGCATCAAGTCGCTGGGCAATGTGTTTGCCGACACACATTTCGATGTGTGCTTTCAGCGCCTGCATTTTGTAGCCCACGCGATAACTCATATCAGCTCCACGCTTGCGCGATTTTTGCCGAGCATATTGCGGATGATGCGTTCACTTTCGGCCAGCAGTTCGTTTTTGGTTTCTTGTGATCGCTCAGCGAGGTGATCACCTTCTTTTTTCTGGCTGACGGTGGCGAAATCGGGCAGTAAATCGGCTTTTGCCCGAGCAAACACGGCGCTTTGGTACTGAATGACGATGAGGTTTTTATCGTTCACTTTGGGGAATGCTGGCACGTCTGCTGCGCTGGCATGACCTGCGGCGATGTACTTGGCTTTCAAATCACTCAGTTGCAGGTTTACAGATGCGATGGCGTTAACCACAGCGTGAGCAATGCGCTCATCGTCTTGCGCGGCTGGCGTTCCACGCAGGCGTTCGAAATCTCCTGCGTTGATGTTTGGCCAGAATCCATCGTTCTCGATGGTGGTATCCTGAAAGCTGGTGTTGCTGCCTGTGAACATGCGTTTCTCTCTAAATAGGTGCGCTCTAGCCACTGGGTCGACGGTTAACAATGAACCACGCAGGTTATTGCAACCTCGCCAGCCGAGCGCGGCGGCGTAGGATCTTTACAAATTCTTGCCTTCGTTGATCGCGTTGATACGCATATCAATCTGGTCAATCTTGGTTTTCACCCCGATTTTGTCGTGCTTTTCATGGGCGGTGATGAGTAAGGCTTTGGCCTTTTGCAACCGCTCCAGATCACCAATTGAACTTGGCTTTGGTTTGCCTTTTTCGTTCATCAGCAGGCCGTAACCCGCGAACTTGTACCACTTGGCTTCAACGACTTCGGGTAATACCCACTCTTTGTCGATTTTCTCGAATACACGGGAGAAGTAAGGCTCGATTGAGTGGCCGTTCGATAGCTGGCGTTCTGCCCATTCGAGGACGAAATCCGCGCAGACAATTGCCCAGCTTGAGCGTTTAAAGTTTTCCGGCGTGGGTAGGTTTAACTCGATGGCTTTGAATAGCCATTCCACGGCGGTTTCCAGATCACCGATGTCGAATAACCAAACGATGAGATCTGTAAAAATGGGGTTTTGATAGCTTTCCCCAGCAGCGAGGTATTTTTCAGCCAGTGGTTTGTATTTCGGGATCAGCACATCACGTTTGTGGTTGACCTTTTCCGAAATTTGCACAAAGCCTTTCAGCACTTGCTTATCTTGCTCAAACTCAACTAAGCGAAGGTGCAAGCTGTCGAGGCTTTCCGCAGCAGCGGCATGAGCTGCCGCTGCTGGGGTGGCTAATACTGCCAATTTATGGCGTGCTGCTGGGGATAAGCTCATCAGTTACGCTCCAGCCTCTGGTTTAGGGCCGATGTGGACTTTTTCTGGGTTGTAAGCGGCGAACGCTTCCAACACACCCACTGCGTAACCTTCCATGCGCCAGTATGCGTTTTCGAACTGCTTGCGATCAGATTCGTGTTTCGCTTTACGTTGCACTGTGCCGTGCTGAGTCAATACCTGCAGGTTTTTCGGAATGGTCACGACCATGGCGTTATCTGGCAGGAATGGCGGCACGTAAGCGGGACGGCCTGCGATGTTTTTATCGAGCTTTTGAGCGGCGATTTGTTCGCTAGGTTTGTCCGCTTTGTCGTACAGCTTGGCTTGAGCGGCACCGATCAGCCCTGAACCGACGAACACGGTTAAGCGTGGGTCGTTGCGGAACATGGGGTGAATTTGGTTGTTGATGATGTCTGAGGCCATCGCGTCTAGCGTGCGGTAGTCGCCGTTGGTTTCATCGAAGTAGACATCGACATCCACAACTTGTGAGGCTTTGCGGTTTTTCACATACGCAATCCAGCCTTCGTTGACATCTTGGCCTAGTGGGTTGGCGCTTGGGTCTGTATCTGCTTCGGCTGAAACACCATTCCAACCAATACGCATGATGTCGAGTGCGAACATTTGGTTAGAGAATTCAGTCAGGTGCTTCATGAACTGATCGCGGCCACCTTGGTTCGCCCACTGGCATAGCATTGCCCAAGTGATGGCGGCACAAGAATCGGTTTCCGCGAGTTTGTATTTGTGACCACCTACGCCCACTTGCTTGGTGAAACGGCCACCCGCTTTACGGCCAGTGTAAAGACCGGACACACCCACATCGACCACTTGACCTTCGATTTGGTCAACGGTGGTCACGGTGATCATTTTCAGAAACTCGGCAGACTCGGTAATGGCTGCGCGAAGTTTGGTTTCCAACTGCGGTGATACATTGAATAGTTCTGCTACGTTCGATACGCCGTAGCTTTTCGCCAATTGCTGAGCGAAGTTATCCATGTATTCACGGGCGGATTGAGTAAGAATCTGCGACATTACGCGATGCTCCTAGTTACTGTGATGGGTTCGCGGTTAAACAGGCATGTAGCCTTCGCCGCCACCTGATTTATCTGCGCCTTGGCCATCAGGCCCCGTTTGGCTCAGTTGCGTGAATTTGGTTTCGAGATCGGCTTGCTTTTGAGCGATGCTATCAAGCGTTTCTGTGAGCTTGCTGAACTGCTCAGGAGTCATGCCGTTCGTTTCCTTGTCCTTGCCATCAACTTCGGGTTCTTCACCTTTGGTTTCTGGCGTTTTATTGGCAGAAAAGTTTTTGAACTGGCTTTCAAGCTCGTTTTGCTTTTCGGTGATCACACCGATTGAGGCCATTAACGCGCTGTACTGTTCTTTGTTCATGGGTTCTTCGTCCTCTGATTGAGGTTTACTGGGTGTTTCTGGCTCATCGCCAGCGATAAAGGTGCGCAAAGCGGAAAAAAGGCGATCAGTGCGGCTGAAACATTTCTCTAGGTGGAGTTCTTCGAGCGCGTCAGACTCAATCGCGGTTTCTTCGCCATGGCGACGAGAGAATTTGAGTTGCGTTGTACCCGTGGAGGCTGGGGAGTCAGTCACAGCTAGGCCCATTAAATAGCAACGCCCCTCGCCCTTGTAATCGGGATTCGGTTCAATCGAGGTAAACAGCTTTTGCCCTTCTTGGTTTGCGTCCAAGAGATATTGATTTGGCGTTAACTTGGCAAATAGGCGGAGTTTGTCGTCTAGCACTTCGGCTTTGAGTTCTTCGACTACGCCCCAGTTTTTACCTTCAAACGGCCCCCAAGAGCTGCGCCAGTGCTCTGGCCAGATTAATGCGGTGTATTCATCTTTGGCGTAGAGAGAGGCCATGTCGTTAATCCACGACTTGGTGATTTTGCGCCCGTCTACGGTGCTGCCTTCGGTGGCAATGACTACCCAATCACTGGTTTTTGGCATGGGGTGAACACTCTTGGTTATTGCTGAATCTCGTTAATGTGTCGCCACCATACGCCGTAAAAAGTTGGCTTTCAGCAAGCAGTGTTCGGGTGAATTCGGATATGGCGTTATATCCGAAATTGGCGGAATTTTTGTAGGCGAATCAGGGTGTTTTCGCGGCGTATGATGCGCTCATGGCATACTCTCCCGAAATCCGACAAGCCGCCCGAGCCCTCTATTTGAAGGCATGGACGCCACGCGAAATCGCCGACGAATTGAATCTGAACAGTGACCGAATTATTTACTACTGGGCGGATAAGTTTGGTTGGCGCGATATGTTGCGTGAACAAACGATTGATGAAGCTATCGCGAATCGTATTCAAACGCTGCTTGAGGTAGAGAACCCAAGTAAACCGCAGTTGGATATGCTCGATCGGCTGATTAATCATCACGTCAAACTTAAGAAGCTGCGCGCTACTGAGCAACCGACTCAGCCCAATGAAGCTGGTACAGTTTCGGCGCAAAGTGGTGCACAAAATAGCAAAAGTGGTTCACCTAAGGCCGAATCTGGCACACAAACGGGCGATTCTGGTAAACAATCTGCGCCCAGTGGTAAACGTAAGAAAGTTAAGAATGATGTTAGTGAGATCACCGAGGCCGATTTTAAGCTGTGGCATGACTCGCTGTTTGCCTATCAGCACACGATGCGTAACAACCTGCACCAGCGGACTCGTAACATTCTCAAGTCTCGCCAAATTGGCGCAACCTATTACTTTGCAGGTGAAGCGTTAGAACAGGCGATTCTCACGGGCGATAACCAGATATTTCTCTCAGCCTCTCGCGCTCAGTCTGAGGTATTCCGCCGCTATATTGTCGCGTTAGCGAAAGAGTTTTTAGGGCTTGAGCTTTCTGGCAACCCGATGACACTTTCTAACGGCGCTGAGTTGCATTTTCTTTCTACCAACGGCAAAACGGCACAGAGTTACCACGGCCACGTTTATATTGATGAGTATTTCTGGATCGGCAAGTTTGACGAGCTGAACAAAGTCGCCTCGGGGATGGCTTCGCAAAAAAAGTGGCGTAAGACTTACTTTTCTACCCCTTCTTCTAAGATTCACCCTGCTTACCCGTTCTGGACGGGTGAAAAATGGCGCGGCGATAAAACCACTCGGAAAAATATTGAGTTCCCGACCTTTGATGAACTGCGCGATGGCGGTCGCTTGTGCCCAGACAAGCAGTGGCGTTATGTGGTTACGATTGAGGATGCCGCTAAGGGTGGCTGTGACCTCTTTGATATTGACGAACTGCGCGAAGAGTACAGTGAGACTGACTTCAACAACTTGTTTATGTGCGTGTTTGTTGATGGTGCCAGCTCGATATTTGAATTTAATAAGATTGAACGTTGCATGGTGGATAGCGAGATTTGGCAGGACTACAAGCCAAACGCTGCCCGCCCATTTGGTAGCCGTGAGGTGTGGTTAGGCTATGACCCATCACGAACCCGTGATAATGCGGTGCTGATGGTGGTCGCGCCACCGATTGTGGCGGTTGAGAAATTCCGTGTGCTTGAGAAACACACTTGGCGCGGGCTTTCTTTCCAACATCAAGCTTCTGAGATCAGCAAAGTGTTTGAGCGCTTCAATGTGACTTACCTTGGCATTGATATCACCGGCATTGGTGCGGGTGTTCATGACTTGCTGGTTAATAAGCACCCTCGTGAAACGGTGGCGATTCACTATTCCAATGAAAATAAAAACCGCTTGGTGATGAAGATGATCGACATCATTGACGGCAACCGCCTGCAGTTTGATGCGGGCATGAAAGAAACGGCAATGGCGTTTATGGCGATTAAGCGTGTCGCCACGAACAGCGGCAACATGATGACCTTTAAAGCCGAACGTAGCGAGCAAGCTGGCCACGCTGACGACTTTTGGGCGCTTTCTCACGCGCTGATTAATGAACCCCTCGATCACTCCACTCAACGCAAATCAACATGGCAGATGGCAGCATGACAGAGCAACTTATTCACTCACACACTACCGATGGCACAGAGAGCAAATCTGTGTACAGCTTTGACCCAAACCCGGAGCCCGTTGATACAAACAGTTGGATGACTCGTTATTGTGAGCTGTTTTACAACGATTTTGATGATTACTGGGAGCCGCCAATTTCGTTAAAAGGGTTAGCCGAAATTGCCAACGCGAACGGGTATCACGGGTCACTGCTGAAAGCGCGGGCCAACTATGTGGCGGGGCGTTTTATGAATGGCGGTGGTTTGCCGATGTACAAGATGAATTCGGCGTGCTGGGACTATTTCGGCCTTGGCATGTCGGCATTTGTGAAGATTCGCAGCTACCTGAAGAATGTGATCGCCCTTGAGCCGTTGCCTATGGTTCACATGCGTAAGCGTAAGAACGGTGACTTTGTTCAGTTGCTGCGTAACAACGAGCAAAAGGTATTTAAAGCGAAGGATGTGATTTTTATTCCCCAGTATGACCCGCAGCAGCAAATTTATGGCTTGCCTGATTACTTGGGCAGCATTCAAAGCAGTTTATTGAACCGTGACGCCACCCTGTTTCGCCGCCGCTATTACCTGAACGGTGCGCACATGGGCTTTATTTTCTATGCGACCGACCCGAACTTGAGCGAAGCCGATGAAAAGGCACTGAAAGAGAAGATTTCCAGCTCAAAGGGGATCGGTAATTTCCGCAGTATGTTTGTGAACATCCCGAACGGGAAAGAGAAAGGTATTCAACTGATTCCGGTGGGCGATATTGCCACGAAAGATGAGTTTGAGCGGATCAAGAACATCACGGCGCAAGATATTTTCGTGGGGCATCGCTTCCCAGCGGGCATGGGCGGCATGTTACCGCAGCAAGGTGCGAATGTGCCGGACCCGCTAAAAGTCAGCCAAGTGTATGACTTCTATGAGGTGATTCCTGTGTGTAAGCGCTTTATGGATGCGGTGAACAATGACCCAGAAATACCGGATAATTTGAAGCTTAAGTTTAATTTGAATCCGGGTGTGGAGTCGGCCAATGGCAGCGCTGTATAAGATTGAATCCTACAGTGATGAAGCGGCTCGGCAAATTGGCGGCGTCATTACTGAGCATGGTGGCCGCTGTGTGGTGGCGGGTTTTGCGGTGATTACGGATCACCTGTTTCAGCATGGTGATGCTTTTCAGGTGTTGCCTTTGGTTGCTCGCACTAGCGATCAGCTCTCTGAGTGGGATTACCAACAGTTTTCATATTGATAAACTGTACAAAAACACAGCTTATTGACGTATGATTATCGCGTCAGTCAAAAAAAGCTAGGTGTTATTATGAGAGTGTTCTGCCCTGAGTGCGAAGGTAAAGCCCGAATTCAGAAGACGAACCGCTTTACCGTTGGTGTTGCGGATTTGTATTGTGCGTGCTGTGACCCCGAATGCGGCCACACGTTTGTGATGAACCTTTCTTACAGCCATACGCTGAGCCCATCTGCCAAAACAACTAGCCAACTGGCGTTTGATTTGTGTAAAGCGTTGCCGCCAGAAGCGCGGCAACGGCTTAAGCATCAGCTTTCTATGTTGTGATCAACTGCTGCAAAATCTTGGGTTTTCGACTTCTGAGGCCATCTCAATAATGCTGAGAATGGCCTTTTGTTTATCTGTATCCAAACTTCCGTGTGAATCAGCCATCACGAGCCGTGCGAGGTATGCCCCCGCTTGTCTCGTTCGCTCCGTGCTTTCGCTGCTGGCTACTCCGTCCAGAATTATTTCAAGTGCTGATAGTGCAACATCACAGTGATTGATATTGCCTAAGTGTTTTAATTCAGACATTTGACTGTCTCCTACTGACGTTTACTGTATATTAATACAGTGATTTTATGCTCTCAATTTTTTTATTGGTTTTATTGTCTATACTGATAGATAGCTCAATCTATTGCGTATTAGACGCCGTACTCTAAAAGTTAATATTCGTCGGCGTTGCGACCTACATCAGTTTTTGTGGTTGCCTGACCTCAGTTGGCATAACGGCTTGTTTTATCCGCCATATTTGGCGACTGAGGTTATTGAATGGCAAAAACGATTCACGACATTGATCCCATCATGCAGTTTTTCACGCAGGAGCGTTTGCGTAAGCGTTTGAACCAAAAGCAGCTTGCCGCTCGTGCAGGTATCGCTCTGCGTATGTTGCAGCGGTTAGAACAGGGTGAACGAGTGGTGGATATTGCGCAGATTCGGCGTTTAAGTGCGGCGCTTGAGATTTCAGTGGGGCATATGATCATGCACGGGGCGGTGAGTTCGCCCGATGGCAAGCAGGTGGATTCTCTCCCCGCGCCGATTCGTGATTGTTTGATTGAGTTGATTAAATCGATTAATGATGAAATTGCGGCGCAAAGCCGCAGCGCATAGCGTAAAAAACAAAGCGCCCGCAGGCGCTTGGTGGGTTCGTTCTTTTTAAGTTTCTATTTCCCCCATTGAGATGCCATTGCTTCAGCAATTCCATTAAATGTTTTCGACCTTTCCTTTGCGCTACACCAAGCTTTTCTAATTGGCAACCTTGATTTTTTTCTTGTTCCATCTTTCAGCAAACCACCTCTTGTGCTGTTTGATGTCCAGTGTGCAATTGGCTCTACAACATTTGTTGGCGATAGAATTGGCAATCCTTTTAACCAGAGACAAGTTCTTTTTTTGTATGGGTCACCAAATTGGTAAGGATGAATTATTTGATCTGGTTTTCTCCATGCAGAATTCAATTTGCCAACTGGATTTTCAATAGCAATCATTGAACAATCTGAATCGTATATTTTCATTACAAAATCAATTGCGGCTTGTTGTCTACCGTCTTTCTGTTTAATTTTCCAAGTAGGAGCGCCGGCACAACTAAGGTCAGTGCAAGGAGGAAACGCGATAATCATGTCCCACTTTCGTGATTTTATTACGTTAAGACAGTCATCTTTAATATGCCACTCAGGATAACCACCAGAACAGTCTATGATGTCACAGCTGTATGCTTCATGACCCAGTTTCCTAAATTCAACCGTAACTGCTTGGCTCTCTTCGCAAGCAACTAAAATTTTCATTTTTCCACCTCAGTGATCTGTCTGTGGTTTTGGTTAAACCAGCAGGTGACGCCATTCTCTTTTCTTATCCAGTACCACTCTGGTTTTTGCAGGTGGCGCGGTAGTTTTACTCTCTCCCGTTCTTCGCCGTGGGTGTCTACCGTTACTGCGGTGACTTCATCTGGCTTTGGTAACACAGTGAAGGTGAAGGTTTCGCCCTGAAATTGGATGATTTCACCATCGAGATCGATGGTTTCTGCAGGCCGATGTGATTGGTAGGTTTTGCCGACTTGTAGTTGCATGGTTCATTTCCCTATTTTAGATAGCACACCGAACAGTGCCGCAGCTTGCATTTTCATGGCCATGCGGTTTTCAATTCGAGAGGCCAGATTTTTTAAAGCCAATAGCTTTTCAAATTCGCTGACACCCGCGCTTAGGTTTTCTAACTTTTCTTCTAAAGCGCCTGAAATTACATCAACCGTTTCTTGGTCAATTTCGTTGTTTTTGTCCATAACTAGCTCCTACGCTAATGGCCAGTCGCCTTCCAACTCTTGGAAGAACGATAGGTCTGGTTGTGAATGTTCTTGTGGTTTCTGGTTTAGCTTCTCCATTTGCTGTTCGAACTTCTCCCAGCCTTCGAAGCGGCACCAAATATCGCTATCGACCTCGCGTTTTACTTCAACCAAACGCGCTGGCCTGATTTTTCCGTATTCATCTACCTCCGCAGGGCGGATTTTCAGTTCTGTTTCGTCATCGAGTCGCAATGTGCTGCCTTTAAACAGGGCGCTGATGGCGACTTCATCAACAATCTGATCGTTTTGTGATCCTTTTAACCTGTCCGGCTGCAACAAACGGGTGAGCTGAGTGCTGACCTGTCCGGTAAATGGCTCCGTACAGTTATTGACAGAACTCCGAGAGGCGGCAGAGCCGCCAAAGGCAGTCGCTTCGCTCCCAAAACCCACCGCTTCACCTTCTGTGGTTTCCTTGCCCTTGCGTTTGATTGTCCAAACCTTTTCACGGGTTTTAATGACTTGCTCTGGTGTGGCGATGCCTTCCAGCTTGCGGATGGCTTCGGCGTAAGGAGAGGCAAACGGCAGCTCTTGATACACGTTGGTGACTAATAGCTCTTTGCGTTTCACGAAGGGGCCACCTTGATTCATGATGTAACCATGCCAACGCCCTTCATCGGCAGAGCGCAGCACAGCGGCCACATGGGGAATCTCTGTTTTGGCGCGGGCTTCGTAGCTTTGGGCGATCACTTCAACCAGTTCTTGATTGGTCATGACTCGCGCTGGCTTGAATGCGCCAACGAGTTGATAGTGCAGCAGCTCATACATGCTGATGAGATCGGCTCTTTCCTGCATGAAGATGTACTCCATGAAGGCTTTTTTATTCTGGTTCGCAAGGCGGCGCAGTTCACGGTATGTGGTGACAGGCGCACCACCGAAGAATTGAAACTGGCGAATACTCCAGCGGCTTTTCCATGCGCTGACGTTGCGTGCCATGTCTTTGACTGGCTTTCCGGTTTCGTCTGATATGTCGCCATCCATCGCGTAGCCGTCGATGTTCTTGGAAATGTATTTGGCGATGTAACCCGTGGCCGTGCCTTTGGTTGGGTCGATGTAGCCAAAGTCGCAGCGTGGGCGGTAATCAAGCGGCCCCACATACACGCCTTTGCGAAACGGCTTTTGTTTCTCTTTTTCGAATTCTGGGTGCAGTTCGCCCCGGTCTTCTTCTGTCGCGTAGGTGATGAAGGTGTCACGCACGGCGGAAATGTCTTCTTTTCTTACCCAAATCAGCAAATGCCAGTGCGGCGTGCCATCGTGATGCGGCTCGGCCACTCGCACACCAAACCAACGGATTTCGTCACGGTTCAGTTTGGCGCGGATCAGCTGCCACTTTTTGTTTAAGTAGGCTTGAGCATCGCGCGGGCTGGCTCCGTTCCAGTGGTCGATAAAGCCGCCTTTTTTGTAGCTGTTGTGGTACTTCGACGGCGTGGTGAGAGTGAGGAACAAGCCTTGCAAGCCCAGCTCGTTGCCGATGTCTTCACAGCCACGGCAGCGCACCATCAGTTCATGGCGGCGAATCGCAGGGTTAGAAACGCTCTTTTTGACCATGTCCCACAGGTCGTGCTCTTCTTCGGTTTCTTCATCGAACAGCACCATGTTTTTGATGGCTTCATAGTTGCGTTGTTGCTGCTCTTGGTGCTCGCGCACACAATCCCAGCTCGCATAAGGTGAGGCGTTGTTGGATACCTGCCCCATGGCGATGGCGAGGTGTTCACGCATGATTTTGCGCACTTTGACTAAGCGGCCAAGCCACCACGAATCACTGATCATGCGCATGATGTCGCTGGACGCTGAAAGATGGTTTTGCGCTTTGTATTTGCGCGGCGCTTTAATGCCAAAAGTTTGGGTGCAGAAGTGGGCGAGCGCCTCGTAAGCATCAACAACCGCTTGGTCTACATCTTCTTCGCGGTCGGCATGTTTGCGGCTGGCCGTGAGCTGCAAATAGGCTTCCATGATTTTGGCAATGCGGAATGCCATGTCGCGCAGTTCGTCTTGCTCTAATTCAGCAAGCAGGCGCTGTTTGACTGGTTTGCGGTTTTTCTCTGCGGCTTCGAAATCAAACTTCATTTGTGGTTTGGTTTCAGGCAGTGGTGAAAAGTCGCTTTGATCAGTGTCTTCATATTCTTCACTGAGCAAAGCCACCTTTTGTGTGTTAGGCAGTTGTTTGTATTGTTGCAGCACTTTGAGCACACGCTCTTTGGCTGGGCGCATTTTTTCACGCAGGAAGGTATTCGCCGCCCGTGCGCCCTTTTTCTCATAAATGCGGATGTAGCGTTCAGCAAAGTATTTCGCGAGGTATGGCGGCACGTCTTGAAAAAAGGCTTTGCGCCACTCGTGAGAAAGCGCATCAACTTCGTAAAGTCGGCGCTCGATCACGCTCATGTCGTCTGGCTCAACGTTCGCGACTTTATGGCCAGCGGCAATCGCTGTCACGTCATAGTTAATCGGTGACAGCGGCGCTTGCCAAGGGAACTCGAACAGCTCGATTTCTGCAGGTTGGGAGAGGGTTTGCATTAGCTGGCTCTCTTGATACCGTTTGATGACAAAGCATCAACGCAAGATGGTGACAGCCAAAGGCATTCTGTTTTAACTTTTGTTCCTGACCCCGCAGATATACGAGCATCTTTTTTTACTTTAGACCAAGCATGTAGATAGTCGTTATATAAACAGGACTCATAACCCGAAATAACCACCATACCTTCCAGCTTTTTGGCGTGGTTAAGTAAGCTTTCATGCTCACTGTTAGTCATTTCATAACGATAAACACTCTGACCTTTTCTAACGTTCCTCGTGTCCATCAAATAAGGTGGGTCTATATAATGTAGTGTTTCAGAACCATCATGCTGCAGCATACATGTGAGAGCATCTCTGTTTTCGATGTTTACACCTTTTAATCTTTGGATCACAAACTCAATCACTGGCGGATACTTTGCCCAGCAGTGAGCACTTGTGTTGTATTGACGTTTAGCCTCACAACGAAATCCAGTCTTATGGAATGTTGCAGCACCAGAACCGAACCCCATAGCAGATCGGACAATTGTTCTTCGAGCTCTCTCTATTTCGTCTGTAGTTTCTTCATAAGCAAATAGAAACTCATCACGGCTATAAGGAGTCAGCTCACATAGAACAATTAGTTTTCGCGCCTTCTCTTCACAACGTAACACTTTGAATAAATTAAAAATGTCTTGATCAATATCGTTATAAACTTCGCCGTGACTACGTTCTTTTTGAAGTAGGACACTTGCAGCGCCACCAAAAGGTTCGACGTAACATTTATGGCTAGGAAAATGCTCAACAATCCATTTTGCTAAACGGAATTTTCCCCCGTGATATCTAAGTAGAGGTGTATGTAATTTATCGCTCATCGTTAATCCTTCGATTTCTGCAGGTTGGGAGAGGGTTTGCATTCGCTTTTAACCGTTACGTCTGATTCGATAATTCAAAATCCATTGAACGTACGTGTAACCAAGCTCCATTTTTTCCGCTATTTCGCAGGGTCTTACGCCTTCGTCGTGCAACTGCCGACACAGTTCAACGTCATGATTACTCACCTTGGCTAGATGGTGCTTTTCACCATGCTTTCTCATGCTGATGCCAAGCGTTTCCGCTTTTGAATTGACCGCTGGCTTTGTTCTGCCCAGCTTTTCGGCGATTTCATCACTCGACATATCTTTGGCATGTTTCGCTAGGAATAGGATTTCCGTCTCACTCCATCTTGAGCGGGTGGTAACGCCAGTTCTCATGCGGCCTCCTTCTGGTTTTCTTGCTTGGCGATTGGCATTCCGCAATGCGGGCAAGTGGTGTCACTCTCTTTCACTTGGTTTGGGCAGTAAGGGCAAAGGGTGATCATGCGGCCTCCCTTTTGGTTGCTGCTCCGCAGCGCTTGCAGTGGGTGTCTTTTTTTCTCAGTTCGTTTTTGCAGTTATCACACTGCACCAAACCGATAGAAACGATGTGGCTTAAACCTTGAGGAATGGCTAGGCGGTTGCCTTTATCCCAAATGAACCATGCGTATTCGCACGAATCATTCCCGCCTTTCACAAAGCGTGGGCGCGGCACGATCACCGGTGTTTTCTGCGGAAAGCCGATTTCAAACCAGAAGGGCAAACGCTTGGTTGCGCCCAAATAGTTCAAGCGCTGCAAATAAACCATGGTTCCGTCTGGTGCTAACTCTTTCAGGCTTTTGCGCATGAACTCTTCGGTGAGTGAAAAAGGCGGGTTAGTGATGATCACGTCTTGCTGATCAAAATCCGTGGTCAGGTAATCAATGCCTTTTTGAATTTCAGCGAATGATTTTTGGCTGGCAGGTAAGGCAATTTTTTCGTAGATCGCACCTGTTCCGTAGCAGGGCTCTAGAAATGTATCGCTACTGCGCAAGGTGAGTTTTGCCAGCAGGGCGTCAACCACTTCTGCTGGAGTTGGGTAAAGTTCGTTTTCTAATACTTCGCCGTTGGTTGAGCTCATTTTAAACTCTCCCCAAAATGCTCAGAAACTCGTTAGCCATATCAATAAATGCACGAGCATCATTGACCGTCATTTCTGCATCTACAGTTGTGTGTCCTGACTTTTTGATGATGTCATGGCTTGCATCAATGCAGTCGCACGTCTCTTGAAGGCGATCACGTAAAAAGCAGATTAGGTCCGTCGCGTAAGGATTTTGGTCATTTTTTAAAGACAGGACACACCAACCATCTGCGATACCAAACTGACCACCGCGTAAAACATGGCTAACTTCGGCATTTCCTTCACGTCCGGTGTATTCCCCGTTTGCATCAATCTCACGTAGGTTTAAGCGGTCACCCGACTGATAATCACGATCATTGAATCGGACTTCATGTGTTTTTCGGCCTGCGATAAAGTCAGAAAAATGAACGGATTGAATTTTTAGTTCATGGATAATAATGCTGCTCATACTGCCTCCAAATCTTGGGTGGTAACGACCATAAAACCGCCTTTGCCTTCGCCTTTGGTCAACACGCCTTTATTCAGGTGTTGGCAATTGAGGTCTTGGCACGCTTGGTTGATGGCATCATCAAAGGATTCAAAATCGCCAATCAGGATGTTGGCGATTTCTTGGGTTTGCTGATGGCGGATGAATCCACCATCAGGCGTGACGAGAATTGCGGCGTACTGCATTAGATGCCCTCCTCTACAACCTCTGCGGCTTCACGGGCTTCGATGATCAGCTCTGTGAGTTGGCTTTCGATGGCGAGGAGTCTTTCGAGTGCGTTATTCCAATCAAGATAAACCGTCTTATTAAGCAAACGGCGGTATGGAGCGTCACTCTCTAGAGATGCTCTAGGTGGAAGCACCTCGACCTGTAAACCGTTAGTGTGAGCAGCGAATGTGGTGTATATGAACAACACATCCGTATTCGCCATAGCCAGTACGTTGATGGCGTGAACGATGTCGTAAACATCGCGGTTTCTCATGCTTGCCGCCATATCTTCCGCGAAGGTTGCGAGCTTTTCTGCTTCACCGTCTTGTTGGTCTACCTTCATTTCCACAATCATCGGGCGTGGTAAAAGCGTGCTTACGGCCAATGTCACTTGGCGTTGGTTACTGAGTGTGATTTCGTGCATAACACGAGATTGAGCCAGCATTTCTCGCGCTTCTTCACGAAGTGCCATGTCTTGTTCCAGTTCTTTATTCATCTTCATTGCTCCTACGCTAAGACGAAAAAAAAGCCCCCCTTTCCTTGTGGAACACTGCGGGGGCAACGGGGTTGGCTAGGTTTAAAGGAAATCGGGCGCTTTCAGTTGGCTCACGTTGCCTACTTCACACTCAAAGCGTTTGGTCACTTTGTTCATCTCTTCCAAACCTCGGCGCACCTTTTGGCGCTCGATGTCGTTGAGTTGGTCAAAGCTGCGGTTTGCAGTTCGCGGGTCAAGATCACCCGCAATGCAGCACATGGCGCGTTGCTTTAGGGTTAGCGCGTTATAGGCTTTGCGCACTTTGTTGCGCTTGTAGCTGCTTTCAAACAGGGCGTGTGCCATCGCAATACTGTGCGCGGCGGGCACATGCGGCAGTGTGGCGAGGTAGGCATCTACCTCTGCGCGGCTGCGTGGTGCGTGGTACTGCGGCAGGTTCACGGCTTCACTGTGTTCTGCCGTTTGCATTTGTTGTTTATTGCGCTGCACTTGCTGGCGCGTTTCTGCGATGGCTGACATGGTGTTTCTCCTTATGCGAATCCTGGGATGGGCGCACCTTGAGCCATGAAATCCGAACCCATTTGAATCAAGGGTTGCAGGCCTGTTGTGCGTTTTTCTAAATCGGCGATCAGTAATGCCAAGTTGCCCAAGGCGGCTTGGCACTTCGCGAGGGTTTTGCGCTTACGGCTGCGCGGCAAACGCTCTGCGGTGCACATTTGCATTGCATCACTAGAGAGTTCCCCACAAAGCGAGGTGTTGAGCAGTACGCGCTCAATGATGTTCTTTTCTTCCCCTTGCTCTGGCAGCGCCACGGCAACTACGCCGCAATCACTGAACAAGGTATTGATGATGGTGTAATCCCCTGATGCCTTGCACAGCAGCACTAAATCAACTGGGCTCAGTTTGTGCGGCTGTGCAGGGTTGAGCATGTTGCGCAGCGATTGCCCGTCTAACGAAATGCGTTTGGCGAGCTGTTCAATGTTGTGATTGACAACGAAATCACTGCAAACAGCGTTGTATGATTGCTGTTTGCGTTCACGTAATTCATACATGGCGATGTCAGAAACCATAATTAACAATCCTTATATAAACGGCGGTATGCAAATGACTGACGCTGCAAACAGATGTAGCCACAACGGGCAATAGTTTTTAGTTGGAATCAGGGAGGAGAAACGCATGATTACCCCAGCACCTGCATAGCTTCACGCGCTGCGATTTCAAACATCGCAATCATGTTGACTTGGGTTTTTTCACCACGCTTTTCTTTCTTTTTGATGATGAGCTTGCCTGCTCGGATTTGGTCTCGAAGAGTGGTCATAGGCATTCCACTTTCTTGTGAATACTTGTCCAATGCCATAAATGCCACTTTTGGCGGTTCAACATACATTCGCATGGTGCTATCCTCTCAAGTTAAATTTATCGGCTGCTATCGTCTGCATTCGTTACGGCCGGATTACAGGAATTATTGATCCCATTTGAAGTCTTTGCAAACTTTTTTGAGTTCAACAATAGATTCAAACGAGATCAATTTCACAGAAATGATTTCTTATGAGCGCAGAAAAACAGATATTGCCTTTCGAATACCTGAAAGGAGAGGCTTTTACAGACAAGCTAAAAGAGGTTTTAGGATGCAGTAGTCACTACGATTTATCTGCAATCCTCAACATTCCTAAATCCACTTTCAGTACGTGGAACATGCACAACCGCACCTCTCATGAGGTAATGGTTAGACTTCATTTAGCACTTGGCGTGCCTATCAAGGAACTAGCATTAAGCCCAAGCGATCAGGCTTTGATTTCAAATGAAGTCATGGATATGAAAGCTGACTACAAACCTCAAACGAGTTTTAGTGACCCTCAGCTCAGCACCCTACCTTTGAAGAGCTATTGCCTAACAAACGGAAAGCTTCTTGATACGGGTTCTGTTCCGTACTCCGTTCGCCGTATCAATAGCTTTAATCTTGAGAGAGCAGACTTAATCGAGGTCGAAACTAATCAAGCGGTTTACTTGATAGATAAGAACTCAACTGACCCAGTATCAGGCGAATACTTAATCAGCATTAACGGGCGTTATTCGATTAACCATGTTTTGAGACTGCCTGATTCTTTGTCAGTGACTTTTGATGGGTGCATTACTAAAGAGTTGAAAGAGACGGACATTGCCGTTTTAGGAAAGGTCGTTTTAGAAACAAAACTTAAATAGAAAATATTGGCTAGGAGAAAATACAAGTGGAACAAACCGAGAAAATTTACAAATGCAAATCATGTAAAGAGACTGTTCAGAAGGATGCGAAGAAATGCCCGCATTGTGGTGAAAAATATCCTACGGTTTCTAACGCTAAAGGCTGCTTAGGCTTTATTGTGTTGTCGCTTATATTCGGCATTATCATGGCTTCTTGCTCTGATAATCCAAAACAAGTGTTCAAACCGAACCAAGTTACCGCTTCAAATTTCGCGTTTACATTGGCAAATCAACCAGCCGTTGATATATCTCTAAAACAAGATTCTGATAATTTTTGCCAAATAACCATGTTGCGTAAAAATGTTAATGCAGGTTATTCAGCATCACTCAAGCAACAAAGCTCTGGTGAGTTGAGTTCTAGCTGCAATGTTAATGGCAAACTTTATATTCAGTCTTCTAATCACCCAACATTTGCAAGCCTGAAAGTTTTAGAAATCGATAATGCAAATAAAACAGCCAAGCTATCTACATCGCTAAAGCTAGTCGATAACAAGACTCTTAAAAGTTACTTTGAGGTAAACGATCTCACCTTTACCGTATCCGGAGATCAGTTCTCTAACTTAATAAATCTCCCTTCTGAATCTTGATTTATGTCCGTCCGTAACCTTAAAGATGGCAGCAAAAAACCGTGGCTTTGCGAGTGTTACCCGCAAGGCCGCGAAGGTAAGCGCGTGCGTAAAAGATTCGCCACCAAAGGTGAGGCCACCGCTTATGAAAACTTCATCATGCGTGAGGTGGATGATAAACCGTGGATGGGAAGTAAGCCTGATAATAGGCGGCTGAGTGAATTGCTTGAAACTTGGTGGCAGGTGCACGGACATACGATCAAATCAGGTAAAGTGGTTTACCGAAAAACCGCACTCACAATTAAGGAACTTGGCGACCCTATCGCCTCTACGTTTACTTCAAAGCAGTATCTTGCTTTTAGAGCGAGTCGGGTTAGCCATTTCAATAAAGAAAACAAGTCACTTTCTCCTACTTATCAAAACTTCCAGCTCAATTTGCTAAGCGGCATGTTCAGCCGATTGATTAAGTATAAGCAGTGGAACTTGCCAAACCCTCTTGATGACATTGAGCCAATAAAAGTTAACCAACGGGCTTTGGCATATCTCGATAAAGCGGATATTCAACCTTTTCTAGAGCGCTTGGGTTGTTTTGAAAGCGAGGGGCGTTCTGTTTCTATTCCTGAAATTGTTCTGATTGCAAAAATTTGCCTTGCGACAGGGGCGCGGATTAGTGAGGCGCTTTCGCTTGAACGTTCTCAGATTTCTGAGTTTAAGCTGACGTTTGTTGAAACGAAGGGCAAACGGATTCGCTCTGTGCCTATCTCTGAGAATCTTTACAAAGAGATCATGCTGGCCTCTTCTAGCAGCACTAAGATTTTCTCAACCACCTACGGTTCGGCGCATCGTTACATTAAAAAGGCTCTGCCCGATTATGTACCGGAAGGTCAAGCCACCCACGTTTTACGGCATACCTTTGCCACTCACTTTATGATGAACCGTGGCGACATCCTGATTTTGCAACGAATACTCGGCCATCAGAAGATTGAACAAACGATGGCTTATGCGCATTTCTCACCCGATCACCTGATTCAAGCCGTTCAACTAAACCCACTCGAAAACTAA